TTCGGCGACGCGATGCTTATTGTAGGCAGGAGCGACGACGAAAAAGAGAAGCCGCAAGATATAGTAGATAAAGACTAATCTTGCGGTCTTTTTACGCAGTATATAGTGTTTCATTAAAACGATTATTCGTACAAAAATTTGTGTTCTATGCCGTTTTTGAAACGTATCGAAAGAATTTTGCCATCCAGAATTACAATTTTTTTTATGACCGAATTGACGAAATCCTTGATGATTTTCGTGTCGATTTTTCGTATCATAGTATCGAAGTTCACATACCGTTTTGTAAGTAGTTGCTGACTCATTATGAAGTAAGACGCTTTTGCTATAAAGTCCTCGTCGGAGATCGAGAACGAAGCGGAAGCGTTTTTTTCTATCTCTTCAAGCCGAGCGTCTATTTGTTCGAGTTCGTCAGTAATTGTTTTGCGTTCGATAAAGTATTCCGTTTCGGGCATATCGCTTTCGCTGTACAGATACAAAGTTTTGAGACGTGCAAGCGCACGTTCTTTTTTTCGTTTCTCTGTAAGTAATAGATCGCGCTCGTTTATGGCGGTGTCGTCAATAGTTACGTTTTTCGGTTCGTATATATCTGTACCGAATTTGCCGGCGCGGAGCATATCATACATTTCCTGCAGACCCGCTTTGTCGATGCCTTTCACGTCAGAGAACACGTCGCCACGAAGAAGTTTTTTCTCGAAAGTTTCAAGGCTTGTTGTTGCGCCGAAATTGTTTTGCGCTTTTATGATGTTTGCAACGTAGTTTAGTATGAATGGTCCTACCACGATGTCGGAAATGTATTTGTTGGGACAATCGTTAAAGCGGCGGTGGCGTGAGCATAGATAAATAGACGGGCGATAGCCGTTGTCGCGCTCCCTGTCAATCGTGGCGCACATCTGCGAGCCACACTTGCCACAGATAAGAATACCTGCGAAGATGTGAGTGTTCACTCTCGTGTATGTGCGCGGGCCGTCCTTGTTGCTACGGCGATTTGCTTTTAGTTGGTTGTTCACAGATTCCCAGCGTTCGCGGTCAACGATAGGTACGTGGTGGTCTTCAACCAGAATCCACTCCGATTCGGGGCGGCGGTTAGTTTTTAGACGATAGTTTGTTTTGCTTAAATCGTGCTTGTTGTATAGATAGTTTCCTATGTAGAACGGATTGGAGAGCATTGTCCTTGCAGTCGTCGGATTCCACGCTATTCCGCTGCGCGTCGAAAGTCCGTTTTCGTTTAGAAACTTGCACGTCTGCAGAAGGGAATGAGTTTCTTCATACTTGTCATAGATGGCGCGTACAGTCGCGGCTTCTTTTTCGTTGATTGAAAAGATTTTAGTAACTTTGTCGTAAGCGTAGCCGAAAGGTATGCGTCCGCCGTTCCATTGACCGTTATTTGCACGTGATACCATTACGGCGGTAACGCGCTCCGAAGTCATTTTACGTTCGAGTTCTGCGAAAATCAGAATGATTTTGAGCATCGCTTCGCCTATCGCGGTTGACGTGTCAAATTGCTCGTTTTTGCTGACGAACACTACGCCGAGACGTTTTAATTCTTCGTACATAGCGGCGAAGTCAAGCAGATTACGGGAAATGCGGTCAATCTTCCATACTATGAGATGAGAAAATTCGCCGGTTCGTAATCGCGCCATCATCTGTTGATAGCGCGGTCTGTCGGTGTTCTTTGCGGAATAGCCTGCGTCTTCAAAGATTTCGTATTCGGGAATATCGAGCGCATATTTCGCATAGTTGGCAAGGTCGCTTTTTTGTAAAGGAAGGCTGTCCTTGTCAATTTGCATATTTGTAGATACGCGGACATAAAGGGCAGCCTTCTTGTTAAGTTTAGATTCTTTCTGCATAATTATCTATCACGCTTTTAAGCGTTTCGTATGTCGCTTCTGTCGGGTAGAGTGCTTTCAAGGCATTGAGCGTCAGAGTTTTCTGTTCGCCGCATTGCTCGTTCAGTACGGAAGTGGGAAGAACATAGAATTTCCATTGTTCGAGATGCAAGGGTTCAATAATTTCGCGGTTAAGGCAATCGAGTAGGCAGAAGACATATATTTGCGATTTGCGTTCGCGCTTCACGATTTCGTTGTCATCAAAAACATAGGTCGGTGCAATACCGAAGATGGGAGATGAAAGAACATCGCTTTGCAATGACTGAATGTATGCGGACGATTTGACTTCGATTACGTTGCCATTATATGGTATGCGGTAAGGTTCATTCGACTGGCGTAAAGTTACGTCAAGCTCAAGAGCGCTTGAAACGATATATTCAGCAAGTATGCTGCGCGTTACGCTGTTCGTAAGGTCTGACGATACCCACATAAGAAAGTCGGAAAGAAGACGGTTGACCGGCATATCGTCATAAGTAAAATGTTCGTTGCCCGTATATAGTCTGTTCATAGTTATTCTCCGTCGCGTAATGCGTCTTTTTCTTTCTGCGTAAGATACTTGTCAAGTAAAGCAAAGAATACTTTTTTATCGTCGGCAGAAACCCTGTTCCAGACATCTATAATCGTTTTCTCTTCGATGTCTATATCATCTTTGCTCTGCGGCAAGTTTGTCAATCCGATAAGGTAATCAGACGACACATTGAGAGCAGATGCAACGTCTCGCAGTACAATCAGTATCGAAGGGGAAGCCTTATTGTTTACATATCGGGAAATGGTGGCTTCCGTAGTGTTCGCGTTGTCTGCGAGCCACTTCTGTGAAACGCCGCGATATTCGATTGCTGCCAAAAGTCTGTTTGAGAAGTTATCCATTGTTTTGACCTCCATAGTTACCATTTTAATATTTTTTGACCGAATAAGATAGCAAATTACAGTCATATTGATTTTTTTCTTAAAAATTATAATTTTACACCGTAAATCAGTTTGACAATTACAGTTCTGTAAGTTAGAATATGAGTACAAACAAAAATTCATTGGAGTACGCTATGAATACGAATTTGTTAAAATCGGTAAGAGTTAAGAACGGCAAAACGCAAACCGATATGGCATCATTGATAGAGAAGTCTATTGACACCTATGCGAAGAAAGAAAGGGGCGAAGTTTACTTCACGCCGGCAGAGATGGTTAGAGTATCGCGGACGCTAAACCTTACGTTTAGTGAGTTCAACGATATTTTTTTTAACTCTGAATTACAGTTCTGTAATTTTTAACTGCCTTCGCTTTTAACAATTACATTATATCGCAAACGGGGTAAATTCACAATGGGAAACGACTCTACGAAACCTAACGAAAACATCTACTTCAAGTGTAGAAAAGAAGCCGCTTTATACGACGAGAGACTACGGAGCCGCGAAAGCGCCGCAGACCTGCTCGGCGTAAGTCCTTCATCGCTTGCGGATTATGAGTTAGGAAATACGAAAGTTGTCCCCGTCGATAAAGTCAATTTGATGGCAGACCTGTATAATGCACCGCAATTAAAAACGATGTATTGCAAGCACGATTGTCCGATAGGAGATTGCCTGACGCTTGCGACTGAAATCCCCAGCCTTGAAACGGTGGTTCTGCGATTGCTGAACAATCTTGAAGACGGGAAATTATCGGAAGTTAAAAGACAGTTGATAAACATTGCGGCAACGGAAGGCATTTCTACGCAGAATGTACATTCGATTGACGAAATCCTGAAATATCTCGATAGGCTTGTCGAGTCGGTAAGCGGGCTGAAATTGCTGTGTACGAAAACGAAGGCGGCGATAGAAGGCTTATGACGAAGGAAAGCATTTTGAAATATCTCGAAGAAGTTTTCGGGATCAAGTCTGAAAGCGAACTCAATGCGGCTATGGCATCAGCGGAAAAGTTGAACGTCGGAATAATGACAAAAGGAGCAAAGAATGATAAATCTACCCGAACTTAAAGAATTGCAGTTTTGCGAGAAAACACACACGTACACGGTAAACGGATTTGTTGTACCAAGCGTGTCAGAAATAATGAAACCGTTGTCGGCAGCGCATTACGGCGGAATAGACACAGATACGTTGAACAAAGCCGCAAACAGAGGAACGATAGTCCACGCAGCGGTAGAAAACTACCTGTTGTTTGGAATTGAAGACATCAGTAAGGAGTTGCGTGGCTACTTCGACGGGTTCAAAAAGTGGATAGACGAAGTTAAGCCGGTGCCTATCAAGACGGAGTGCAGAATATATCACAAAACGCTTAACTATGCAGGAACGGCAGATTTGCCGTGCTATATAGACGACGTGCCGACGCTGGTCGATTTCAAGACTACCGCGACGGTTGCGAAGGTACTCACAAGAGTTCAGCTCGAAGCGTACAAAAAGGCGTTTGAAAGCCACGATGTAAAGTTTGAGCGCAAACTCATCATTCAATCCAGAAAAGACGGGACATATCACGCGGAACAGCACCCGATAACAGATGCAGAAAGTTGGAAGGTATTTACCGAGTTGCTTGATGTGTACCGCTTTATCAAAAAAAATCAGTAGGAGGTTTCAAATGGAACAGGAAGAACAGGTTGTGGCCGTATTGCCCGAAGTTGTTGAAGGTAAAACGGTTGCGGAAGCGGAGATGAGCAGAGAAGTTACCGCAGTCGAAGAGAGAGCGGGGCAGATTACGATTGCAACGCAAGGCGACTACGAAGACGCTGCGGCGTTCGGAAGGCTCATCAAACAGAAATCGGCGCAGATTATCGAATTTTTTGCACCGATGAAGAAGGCGGCTCACGAAGCGCACCAGAACATCTGCACCCGTGAAAAAGAAATGCTCGCGCCGCTCATTGCAGCAGAGAAAACGGTCAAGCAGGTTATGGGCGACTACGTAATGGAGCAGGAACGCAAAAGACGCGAAGAGGAAGAGCGCGTAAAACGTCTTGCCGAAGCGGAAGCTGAAAAGAAGTTGCAGGAAGCAATGGCTCTCGAAGCGAGCGGCAAGCAGGATGAAGCGGAAGCGGCGCTTATGGAAGCGGACATCGTAGACAGCGCGAGCAGGAACGTAATCGTGGAAGCGCCGAAGATTAAGGCGGACGGCACGTCGTCCAGTATCGATTGGGAAATCACGGCGGTAGACGACGGCAAAGTTCCCGTCGATTTTGCGGGTATGTGCATCAGACCCGTAGATACGAAAGCAATTCTCAAACTCATTCGGGCATCGAAAGGGCAGATTAAGATACCCGGCATCCAGTACAAATCTGTCGCAAAATTATCTTTCAGGAAATAATCGGAGGTTTTCAAAATGGAACAGAATAAGGCTTTAAGTACGGTAGAGCAGAACGCTTTGCAGGTAAGTTACGAAATCTGCGGCACGAGTGTACAACTCGATATAGACTTCGTAAAGAAGTATCTTGTCAGAGGACGTTCCGAACTGGTTACGGATCAAGAGTTGGTTATGTTTATCAACACCTGCAAGATGCAGAAACTCAATCCGCTGGCAAACGGAGAAGTTTATCTCATCAAGTACAGCAAAGACGAGCCTGCGCAGATGGTTGTAGGCAAGGATTCCTACAATAAGCGGGCTTTCCTGAACCCGAATTATCTCGGAAAGGAAGACGGCATCGTTGTCGTTCGCGGGAATACGGTGGTTCAGAAGAAAGGATGCTGCTTGTATCCTACGGAAGAACTTATCGGCGGATGGTGCCGCGTTTTCTACATCAAGAAAAACATCAAGTTGGAAGCGTTCAGAGAGGTTTCGCTTTCTGAATACAACAAGGGTATGGCGAACTGGAAGAGTAAGCCGGCGACGATGATAAACAAAGTTGCCATTGCCCAGTGTTTGCGCGATGCGTTCCCTTCCGATTACGAAGGGTTGTATGCAGAAGAAGAACTCATTTCGTCTGGTCTCGTTCGCGCAGATGATGAAGGAAAGATTCAGGTTATCGACGCAGACGGCGTGGTTGTGGAAGGGGAGACAACCGTTGAACTTCCCGAAGACAACAGAGTTATTACGCAGGACGAAAGAAAAGAAATGTTCGCATTTGCGCAGGAAGTTTACGGCGGAAAGGAAGCGGGAAATGCCAAAGTCAAAGAGTTCCTTAAAGCAGAAAACGTAGAATCCACTACGGAATTAAAGAAAGCGCAATACGACAGAATTATGGCTCAAATCGAGCAGGATAAAAACGGCGGCAACAAAGGCGACGACAACGGCGACGCAGAATAATCCGCGAGGAGCGTCATAATGGGAAGATTGCCAAAAATAGGGGTCGATTATTTTACGCACGACGTTCACGCTGCGACTGGTCCTACCATGTTTACGGTGCAGAACAGTTTTGGAAATGACGGTTATGCGTTATGGTTCAAGCTGTTGGAGTTTATGGGTACGCAGAAAGAACTTTATGCAGATTTTTCGGTACTGAAAGATTGGGAGTATTTTGTATCGCTTGCGAGAGTTGACAAGGATAAGGCAATAGCAATTTTAGACCTACTTGCAAATATCGACGCGATAGACAAAGAGTTGTGGACTACGAGAAAGATAGTATGGTCTGACAACTTTGCGGGAAGAGCGAAACCAGTTTTCGATAAACGGGGAACGCTCACACCTGATAAGCCGGACATAGAGGAAAACGTACCGCAGACGGAAGAACAGGGAAATCCTGCGCCGAAACGTAAAAAGAAAACTGACGACGACCCCAGCAAAAAGAAATATGCAGAGTTTGTCAGTATGGAGGAGCGCGAGTATCAAAGTCTTGTTGATAAGTACGGAGAGAAAGCGACGGAGAAGCTCATCGAGTTGCTTGATAACTACAAAGGGAGTAGCGGAAAGACCTATAAAAGCGACTACCGCGCCATTCTCAACTGGGTGGTAGATAAAGCGCAAAAGGAATACCCGAAACTGTTTACGGCGCAGAACGACACGCCGGATGACGGAAGAAATCCGTTTGACGAATAGGAGGAGGTATGAAACAGATAGGTTCGATACTTGACGAGCAAAACTGGCTTGAAACGATGGAACTCGCCTGCAAACGGTCAATAGATGCTAACCCTGAAAGGGAAGGCGACTTTATGAAAGACGGGTTCCTACATTGCGGCAAGTGTAAAGAGCCGAAGCGAGAATACTTTGAATGGCACGGACATCAGATTTTAACTTCGCGTGATTGCAAGTGCATCCGAGATGCCGAAGAAGCGGAAGAAAAGCGTAAGAAGTACGAAGAACGTATGGCGAAGGTGGCAAGACTGCGCAGTGTGTCGCTTATGGATGAAGTGTTTTACAAAGCGACGTTCAAGAACTTCGATATAACGGACGATAACAGGAAAATTTACAATGCTTGTGCTAAATATTGCAGAGCGTTCCAGCAGATGCTTGAAGATAATCAAGGATTACTGTTTTACGGAAACGTAGGAACGGGAAAATCGTTTGCGGCTGCTTGCATTGGAAATTACGTTATGAGTTGCCTTCGTCCAGTGGTAATGACATCGTTTGTAAAGCTCCTGCCGCAGTTCTCGGCGTTTAGAGATAACGACGAGCAAGACCTCATCGACAGGCTTACAGAGCCGGACCTGCTAATACTTGACGATTTGGGCGCGGAGCGCAACACAGACTTCGCACTCGAAAAGGTATACAACGTAATAGACAGCAGGTACAGGGCAAGGAAGCCTATCATACTCACAACCAACTTGACGTTAAAAGAGATGAAGGAAAACACGGACATCCGATATGCTCGAATCTATGACAGGGTATTTGAAATGTGTTATCCGATTAAATTTGAAGGTTCGTCGAGAAGACGCATTGAAGCCAAAGAAAGGTTTGATAAAATGAAATCGTTTTTAAAAGGAGATGACTGATGGAGAAAGAAGAGTTCATCGCGGAATTAAAGATTTTCAGCAAAGAAGACAGGAAGACGGTGGCGGCTATTCTGTTTGAGAACGGTTACACGGTCAGGCAAGGCAAAAAGAAGCGCACCGAAACAGGAAAGTCGGTAGATTACACGGTAATAGTAACCGACAAGAAGGGAGAGAGCGCGGAAAGATGAGAAGTTTTACGTTTACCATTCCCGGACAGCCGAAAGGCAAGATGCGTCCGAAAGTAACAATGCAGGGCGGATTCGCTCACGCTTATACGCCGAAAGAAACGACATCCTATGAAAATTATGTCAGGGTTATGTACCAGATATGCAAGAACAAGATGTTTCTTGATGGTGCAATTCGGGCGGACATAGTAGCGTTTTTTCCTATCCCGAAATCGACGAGCAAGAAGAACAAAGCGCTTATGCTTGCAGGCGAGATCAAGTACACAAAGAAAGTCGATTGCGATAACCTTGCAAAGATTGTGCTGGACTCGCTGAACGGCATCGCCTACAAAGACGACGCGCAGGTTTACGAACTGTCGGTAAAGAAACTGTATGCAGAAGAACCGAAGGTAGTAGTTACCCTTACGGAAGTAGGCGATTAGGCGGCGGTAAAGCAGCTTTCTTGGCTGTTCGGGGAAGATAAACACTTTATCCGCAGGAAGCAATCAAAAGGCAACCAGCGGCAACCAGTAAGTAATATAGCATTCAAAATATCAATCTAATCAGGAGGTTAAGGTGTGGGTATTGTAGAAGAAACAAGACGTGCCGGTTATGAATCGGTAGTAGACAAAAGAGCAGATAGAAGCGACGTTATTCTTTCCGTTCTCGGAAGCAAACAGATGACAGTAAGCGAGATTGTTAAAGAATTGCTTGACGAAGGTATTATCAAATACTACGACAGAAATTTTGTTGCGCCGCGCCTGACGGAATTAAAAGAAGCCGGCAAAGTAAAGGTGGTCGGCAAAAGAAAGTGCATTATGTCGGGCAAGATGATAGCGGTGTGGGAGCGTGTGGATCAGTGAAAAGTATTTTGCAGAATAGCGACGCGCCCAGATGCTGTTATTTCTGCCGGTCCACCTATAATTTGCATTTGCATCATATTTTCGGCGGGACGGCAAACAGGAAGCAAAGCGAGAAGCACGGGTTCAAAGTATTCCTGTGCGGATTCCACCACAATATGTCGAACGAAGGAGTGCATTTCAATCGAGAACTCGATTTGAAGTTAAAGCGGGAATGTCAAGCCAAGTTCGAAGAGACTCACAGCCGAGAAGAGTTTATGAAAATTATCGGCAAGAACTATTTAGATTAAGGAGAAGGAAATGACTACCAAAATAGAACTCAACAAAGACCTGTCCGTTGACTATACGGAGTGGAAGAAGAATATCACAAGCAAGGGCTATTCCTACTACGATTTCAGCAGGGAAGAAGTAGAAAGAATAGCAAAGAAAAACGTCAAGGAAGTATCGACGACGGAAATCAGAACGCTGGCGCAGGCTCTGTTTCCGCAATATCTTCAATGTAGCGGACTGTTCGACGGATTCCTGTTCTTCGAAGTCATTGACGGGGTAAGGGTTGACCCGCCCAAGTATTGTTACGAAACGTGCAATTCCTATTTGAACAATGACGGCAAAGCAAAAGTCAATCGGCTCATTGAAGAAATCGAAGACCTGTTCGAGCAGAACGAGATTGACTGTTCAGAAGACTGGAAGAATTATTTCAGACAGGCAAAGGAGAAAGCGGCGTGAATAAGGCAGAACTTATCGGAAATCTCACAAGAGACCCCGAATTAACAGAAACAGTAAGCGGAGTATCTGTGTGCAGGTTCTCCATAGCGGTCAATCGCAACTACTATGGCTCCGATGGAGAGCGCAAGACGGATTACTTCAACTGCGTGGCGTGGCGCGGTTTAGGGGAAACGATAGGCAGATATTGTAAGAAAGGGCATAAGGTCGGAATTACGGGGAATATCGAAACGCGAACGTATGAAGACAACAAAGGAGTGAAGCACAACACGGTTGACATTATCGTGCAAGATGTAGATTTCCTTACACCGAAGAGCGATGACGACGATTACTATGCAGACGAACCGCGCTCCGCTCACAAATCGGAATCGCAAGGTTACAACATAGACGACGATTGCCCGTTTTAGGAGGTAAGAATGGAAAGATTGAACAGGTGTCCGTTCTGCGGCGGGGATGCTGAAATCGTAGGCAGAAAGAAGATGAAGGCGGTTTGTAAGAACTGCGGGGCATCAAGTCCGATATTCAATTTCAGATCGGAAGCGGTGGAATACTGGAACACAAGGACGATAGTCCGTTGTAAGGATTGTAAGTTCTATCACGCGGATGAAAAGTGGTGCGATAAGAACAGCCATTTTGAAGGCGGCGCGGTAAGGACGTTTGAAGAAAGTCAATTTTGCTCTCTGGGCGAAAAAATAAATTAGGAGATTTGACTATGGAACAAGAAAAGCAGGAAGCACTCAAAGAGTGCGAAGTGGTCGTCAACACCGACCCGAAGAACGGACCGCTTGACGGTGCGAGCGCAAAAGTGAACGTGGCGCGGTTTATCTTCAACGATGACGGGCAGACGTTCAAGCACAAGGTACTCGAAGGGAACATCAAAGCCAGTTATGAAATCGGCACGGTGTCTATTTCGGTGCCGGAAGAAAAGATTATGCTTGCAGTTCGTCTTGACGAGATTATGCAGGTAATGTTTGCGGCGGCGGGTGCGTACAGAAAACTCGAAGAAGAAAAAAATCAAAAGAAGGAGACTAACAATGATTGAGAAAGTTAACCCCAGCCATCCCGATAAGGTGGCAGACAGAATTGCAGGCGCGATTGTAGACCTTGCCTATACGCAAGAAGAAAATCCGAAGGTTGCGGTGGAAGTTCTTATCGGACACGGCAGATGCCTTATTATCACGGAAAGTTCCGTAGAGTTTAATCCGGAAGACGTTTACGCGGCGGTCAGCAGAATCACAAATACGGAGTACAGAATCGAACTCTTACAGGCAAAACAGGATGCGCATCTCGCGGGAAATCAGAACGGCAAGATCAGGTGCGGCGACAACGGGATTTTCAAAGGTGTTCCGCTCACGGAAGAGCAGAAGTCCTTATCGAATATCGCACACGGCATATACGGAATGGTTCCGCACGACGGAAAGTACATCTTGGACGGCGAACGGCTCATAATCTGTCAGAGCAACGTCGAAAGCGATTACATCAGGAAGTTCTACCCGAAGGCAATCGTCAATCCGCTTGGGGATTGGGAAGGGGGAACGGACGTAGATACGGGCGCGACAAACAGGAAACTCGGTTCCGATATGGCAGACGGAGTAACGGGCGGCGGACTTCACGGCAAAGATTTGTCGAAAGCGGACGTATCGGTAAACATCTATGCCTTCCTGAAAGCGCAGGAGACGGGGAAGACGGTAGAATTGTGCTGCGCCATAGGCGATGACACGATAGACGGAAAGCCGTACTCGGAAATCGTTGAAGTTGCAAGAGACTTCATCAAAAAGAAGGGTGGGTTTGAGAAGTTTGCGGAGTGGGGACTGTATTGAGTCCCTGCACCGAATAGGTAGAAAATTATAGCCACAGAAAGGAGAAGCCTTATGAGCAAAGAAACGAAAACAACAGAAACGCAGCAGGACGATTTTTCGGCAATCCCGAAGAATGTACTTAATCTCATCTCGAAGTACGCGACGGAGAAAGCAATCGAAATGTTCAACCGCCAGATGGAAGAACAGAGAGCGAAGGCAAAGGATTTCCGTATGAAGAATACGCGACTGCTTGTGAAAAAGTACAGGTGGTTAAAGAGTTATGCAGGGAACGCCGTAAGTGAATTGACGCAGTTGCTTTCGCAAGAGGAAATAATATTCCTTGAAAGTATGGGAATGGATAACCTTGAAAGCCGTAAGGTGGAAAGCATCAAAGACAGAATGGTGTTCACGCAAACGGTATTGGGACATATCGACACTATGCTCGAACTTTACAAGAACAAGTGCCTTAACTCGGAGAGAGAAGAGGTAAGGAGAAGGTGGAGAGTATTGGAAGCGATGTATCTCACGGAAAACGTGGGTGTTCCTGACGACGTAGCGGATGCAGAGCATATCAATACGCGCACGGTGTTCAAGGATTTGAACGTGGCAATTCAGGACCTTTCCGGACTGTTCTTCGGTATCGACCTGTCGGACATCATTCTGTTCTGAAATGCAGGGCAGTTTTTGGGCATTGACAAAAGAAAAGCAAAGCTGTATGATGATAGCGTTGAATGTTATGTCACCCCGAAAAAAGGCGGTAAATAAAATCGTTTATTGCAAAAATATTTTGCAAAAATACACGAAATCCGTTTGCTATTCGGTAGTACCTGTGTTAGAATGAAGATAAGAAAAACAAGGGGCTACCTAAAATGACAAAGACAGAAATCGTAAAGCAAATGTTTTTATCGGGAAATCACAAGGCAGCGTTGCGTATCGCAAAAGACTTCAAAATCGGGATTACCCGTCAAGAAGCAAACGATATGCAGTTGGCATACGAGTGTATGGTTCACGGGTCATTTTACAGACAGTTGGGAAAGGACACCGACGCTGCTATCAAAAAAGGTATTGCGGTATTGCAGAGTGCGGTGTTACGGATGGCGGTATGAAGATATTTACCAGTCGTTACCAAAACCCCGAATTGCAATCGGGCAATTACACGGTTGTGGGCATAACAAGGGGCGCGCCCAGATTTCCGTTAAAGTACAAGTTAAGCGGAAACATCATAGAGTTCGCGCCGCCCGGTTATTTGTTCAGTGAGAACGATAGGGCGGTGTTCACTCCAAAGTTCTTTGCACATCTTGACAGAGTGGGCATTGAACGGGCGAAAAGCCTTCTGCGACCGTATCTGTCATTTAACAAAGACATTGTTCTGTGTTGTTACGAAGATGTCAGAATCCCCGACGAGTGGTGTCATCGCTTGGTATTTGCTGAATGGTGGCAGGCTCGCACGGGAATGGCGATACCTGAATTGCAAGACAGTTCAACGTGTAAGTCGGGCAAAAAGCCAGAAGCACAGCAAAAGCAAATGACGTTGTTCGACTTATTATAGCCGCCTATAGCTCAACGGTAGAGCAGCAGACTCTTAATCTGCGGGTTGGGGTGTTCGAGTCCCTCTGGGCGGACCAAATAGGTCTTCATTGTAAGACCGACAATAAAGTGTAGAAGCGACTACGATTTAGTAGCCGCTTCTTTTCTTATTGTTGTTCGTGATGTAAGTAGTCTTGATATTCTTTCTCGATAGCGTCGCGTATGCCTGCATAATCGCATTTGGTAGGCTTGCCGCGATTTATCAGACCAGATAGAGAGATGCTGCGTTGCATACCAAAGATGGCATCAATTTTGTAGGTAGCAAGAACGTAAAAGTCCCAGTTATTCAGATTGAGCGGATTTTCTGGGGCGCGTTCCTTGCTTTTGTAATGGCAGAATACATAGACGTTTGAATGGCGTTTGTGATTGTCGTAATCATACCGCGCTTCGTCTGGAATCCAGTCATACGCCGGCGAGATCGAGAAGATGATTTTTGAATACTTGTCTGGTTGATTTTTGGGGTACCACGATTGAAGATAGGCGGAGCATTTGACTTCGATTTTCTTATCTTCCCATAGAAGGTCATACGACTCCCAGTCCACGTGAGTGGTGGTTAAGTCAAGGTCGAGCGCGGTTGCGATAATGAACTCCGCAAATGCGCCGCGCATTGTGTTGTTGAGCAAATCTGAAGAGTTCCATTTCCAGAAGTCAGACAGTAACCTATTGATAGGCATACCGTCAAATTTCAGATGCTCATTGCCTGTTAAAACTTGCATAAACGATGTCTCCTTATTTATTTATCGTAGTTAATATTATATCAATTACAGGCGAAACTAACAAGTTACAGGAGGGCTTATAGATGGCGCGATTTCAAAACCCCGGCGCATTGTTTCTGGGAACGCTCGTAGCGCAGGAGCAAAAGTTTCTCAAACCGTTACTCGAAAACGCAAAGAAGAGCGGTTATTCAAAAGTAGTAGAGCCTTGCGCGGGCGCATTTGCTATGTCGCACCTTGCAGCGCAGGTTGGTTATTCGGGTTCGCAGATAGAAGCAAGCGACGTTTCTATGTTCACGAGCATAATGGGTTACGCTATTATGGGAAAGACGCTCGAAGAACTGGAAATCAAAGCGGAAGGATTTACGGACGAAGAACTATGCGACCCTGCGACGGCGCTCTATGCTCAACTCGTATTGAGAACCGCAAAGCAGGCGGGAAAAGACTACTTCTACAATATCTTACTCGATTTGCAGCATCGTAGAACCGAGCATATCAAATCATTGAATGAGCAACTCGATAGGGCGCGTTCGGCGCTCAAAGGTATGAATTACCGTGCGCTTGATATGTGGGAACATCTTGATGAGTGTATCGACGATCCGCACACGTTGATTATCGCAAATCCGCCCACGTATACGGCAGGATTTGAAAAGTGGTATGACACGGGCGGTAAGATGACTTGGAAAGAACCGAAGTACGGTATCTTTGACGTAAAGACAGGGCTTCGCGATTTGTACGAAAAGTGCAAAGACGCGAAAGCCCTTTTAATTTGCTATGAAGAGAACGCGCCGTATCAAACGGCGGGAAGTCCCATTTTCGCCAGATACGGAGTGCGTGAAGGCGTTAACGTGTACATCACGTCGAACAGACCAGAAGAAGCCACCGCTTTGGCTCACGGAAAGAAAATTACGCGCCCGAACGAAAGTCGGCTTGAACCGCTTGAATGTTCAATGCTTCCGCGAGATTACGTTATCACGAAAGACAGCGAAATTACATTACAGCCGATCGATAGGGCAAACGCTCAATACTATCGGCAGTTATGGACGCACAATTTTGTCGGGTCTGCGGCGCAGATTAACATTGCCGTGTTCATCGACAAGATGATTGCGGGAGTATTCGGAATCGACAAAGCTGCGCTCACTATGGGCGCGTTTGGTACACAGGTAAGCGACGCGGTATTCCTTATGTATGGAATGACTGTTCCGCATAAGAAATACAGACTGGGCAGGCTCTTAACGATGCTTGCGCAGAATAAGCCGTTTATTTACAGTCAATGCAACGACATTGAACGCGAGAAGGCGCACCACCTTAAAACGGTGCAGATGACAAAATACCCCGAAGCAAAGGAAATGCGCGGGGTTATGAAACTGACAAAGAAAGTTCCCGACAAGAAGTATGGGTTCAAACTCACATACGAGTCGGACTTAAAAGACCGTAACGAGCGGCAAACGCTTGAAGAATGGCTCTTGAAGGAGGAGAGATGGCAAACGGAACGACAGAAAACCAAAGCGCAGAAGTAAAGACTGTTTCCTATGAACAGATGCTTGAACTCGGACACGGCTTGATTATAGCCAAAGTTCCGCTTACTTCGCTGCGTGAGCAGGACATCAATGCTCGAATAATGAAGAACGAGATGCAGAAGCAGCTTACAGACAACATCCGCAAACGCGGGCAACTTGAAAGCCTGCCTTTCTGCGCTCTCGTTGACGGCAAAATCGAAATCATATCGGGACATCACAGAATCCGGTCCGCAAAGGATTCGGGCGTTATAAACGAAATCTACGTGATACTCGATGTTACGGGGTTGACACGCTCACAGATTGCGGCAAAGCAACTTGCGCATAACGCCATTAGCGGCTTCGACGACCAGTCCACGCTGAAAGAAATCGTTAAACTGATAGACGACGTTGACGATATGCTGGAAAGTTACATCGGAAAGGACATCTTGGGCGAACCCCTTGCAGAACTCGAAAAACTTCTGTCCCCGACAGTCGAGTACGATTGGAAGAATATTGTATTTACGTTCCTGCCGCATCAAGTCAAAGACCTTGATAAACTTGTCGAAGCATTACGTTCACAGCAACCTGATTTTATCGGCGCTTGCGATATAGAACAGCATAAGCCTTTTATCGACGCTCTTGCAAAATATCAGGAGTTCGCAAACGTCAAGAACACGGGCGCGGCTATTCACGCTATGATTAAAGGAACAGAGCAACTGTTCGACGATTTGCAATTCGACGATAAGCAGGAATGGGTACAGATCACATCCGTTCTCGGAAGTAGCGCAATCCCCAAAGAAGCGGCGGAAATCATCACGATGGCAATTAAGAAAATGATTGAAAGCGGCGATGTAAACGCCAAAAGCAAATGGAAAGCCATTGAACTTTGGGCGGCAGATTATTTAGGAGGTAACTGATATGCCCCCGACCCCGAAATATAATCCCGAATATCACGACGATTGGGCGTGGTCGCTTGCATCGAAGGGTGCGATTGATGATGAGATTGCGGAAGCCTTTGGAATATCTGTCAGGACGCTCCACAGGTGGAAGCAAGAATACCCGTCGTTCTTACAGGCGCTAACAGTAGGGAAAGAAGCGGCAGATGCGAAGATAGAGAAATCTCTTTATAAGCGGGCGCTCGGCTATGACGTTAAGGAAAAGGAAACGCTGGTGGAAACGGACAAAGACGGAAATGTTAGACCAGTCAAAGTTAAAGAAAGCGCGAAGCACGTTCCACCGGACACAATGGCGATTATGTACTGGCTCAACAATCGCTGTAAGCATACAGGAGAGTGGGCGCAAACCCAGAAGATTGAACTGTCTGGTAATGTCGGCAATGTCGATTTAAGCAAATTATCGGAAGAAGAATTGCAAGCACTCGCCGCGTATGCGGTTGAGCATAATGGCGATAGCGACGACTAACGGCAAGTTCTCGAAGAATTACCTTATGGCAGCCGGCGAAGCTGCGAAGTACGAACTCGCCAGAAGGCATTACGCAAATTACGTTGAGTTAGTACATCACGGCAGGTGGCAAAGAGCCGACCACTTAAATCTCGTCTGTGACGAACTTGAAAAGGTTTTAACAGGGGAAACGAAACGGCTTATGATTTTTATGCCGCCCCGACACGGTAAGTCTATGACGGTTACAAAGACGTTTCCGTCGTACTATCTGGGGAAGAACCCGAACAAGCGCGTCATTGAGGTTTCCTACGGCGACGAACTTGCAAAAGAATTTGGCGAAGCGAACAGGTCAAAAGTATTTGAGTTCGGACAAAAATTGTTCGGAATCAACCTGTCTATGTCGCAAGCCACAAAGACCAACTGGAATCTGCAAGGCTATGACGGCGGTATGATTTCTGCCGGTATCGGCGGTGTTATAACAGGTAAAGGCGCAGACCTGCTGCTTATAGATGACCCTATCAAGAACAGAGCAGAAGCGGAATCAGAAACATTCCGCAAACGTGCAATAGAAGCATATCAGTCCGATATTCGTACCCGTCTACATTCAGGCGGCGCAATCATTATCATTCTTACCAGATGGCACGAAAACGATTTAGCGGGGTGGTTGCTCAATCCAGAAAACGGAGAACCCGAAGATTGGAAAATACTTTCGCTCCCGGCAATTTGCGACGACGAAGATCACGACTTGCTTAATCGTAAGCACGGGCAGGCATTATGGCCCGCAGGCGGTTATGACGAAAAGTGGGCGGAAGAAACGAAAAAGGCGGTCGGCAGTTATGCGTGGGCATCCCTGTATATGCAAACGCCATCTCCGAGCGAAGGCGGAATGTTCCGTCGCGGTTGGTGGAAATACTACAAGGTTCTGCCCAAGAAGTTCGACCAAGTTATACAGTCGTGGGACTGCACGTTCAAAGACAAGAAAGAATCGGACTACGTTGTCGGTCAGGTTTGGGGCAAAATCGGTGCAGACCGTTATTTGCTCGACCAAGTACGCGGTCAAATGAGTTTCACGGAAACGCTTGTAGCTATCAAGTCCCTTACGGCAAAATGGCCGCAGGCAATAGCAAAACTCGTGGAAGACAAAGCAAACGGTCCTGCGGTTATCAACGTACTCAAAAAGGAAATCAGCGGGCTTGTTCCTGTTGAACCCGAAGGCGGTAAGGTTGTTCGTGCTACGGCGGTTACACCGCTTGCAGAAGCGGGCAATCTGTATATACCAGACCCGTCCATTGCGGCGTGGGTACACGATTATGTGGAAGAGTTCGCGGTGTTCCCGAACGGCGCACACGACGACCAAGTAGACTCGACCACGCAAGCAAATATCTATTTCAACGGAAACGTCTTCAATATTGGGGCGTTAATATCTTAATTCGACAAGGAGGTAAAAGCCGTGCATTTAACGGACGAAAACAAGGCAAAGTTAGAACAGCTCAAACGTAATAACGAGCAGATCACGCAGCCTGCAGAACGTAAGCCATTCCGTGCAGACGGTTATGTTAATTTGCTGAATAAGTACGGAACAGGGCAGGACAACTCGGAAGCATATCGTTATAGTGCGGAAAACTTAACGCCTGATACGGTATTGACGAGCCATTACGAAACGAACGGCTTATTTGCAAAGATAATCGACATTCCCGCGCAGGAAGCGGTCAAGAAAGGGTATCATCTGAACATCGCAGATAACGCGGTAGAAGAGTACATCCAGAAAAAGGTCAGGAAGTTGAAATACTTTACGACGGCGGAAGAAAGCCTGAAATGGTCCAGACTGTACGGCGGCGCCCTTGCAGTTATGATTATCGACGATGGCATCAACGATTTGTCACAACCAGTCAACTGGACGGCGGCAAGGAGAATTGATGAAATCGTCGTGTATGACCGCTCCGTTGTAACGCCTGATTATCATTCGATGTACAGGGGAATCGGCGTATCGGGAGTTGCGCAACGCTCAAAGTTCCGTATGCCTGAATACTACAACGTGTTCAGCATTTACGGTTCGTTCCGCGTACACGAAAGCAGATGCCTTCTGTACCGCAATGGTAAGATGCCCGAAAAGGCAAGCACAACGGATTACAGGTTCTGGGGTGTTCCAGAATATAACCGTATCAAACGCGCCCTGCGCGAAACGATAACTTCTCACGGCGATGCGGTTAAATTACTCGAACGTAGCGTACAGGCGGTATACAAGATGAAGAACCTTGCGCAACTGCTGGCTACCGACGAAGGCGAAGAGCAAGCGCTCAAACGTCTGCAAATAATTGATATGGCGCGGGGTATTCTCAATTCCATAGCGATCGACAACGACGGCGAAGATTACGATTTCAAAAGCACGTCCCTTACGGGAGTTAAGGAAGTCATAGATTCCGCCTGCAATATGCTGTCGGCGCTTACGGAAATTCCGCAGACAAAACTGTTCGGTCGCTCGCCTGCAGGTATGAACTCGACGGGCGAGAGCGATATGGAAAACTATTACAGCTTCGTAGACAAAATCCGTGAGTCGCAGGTCAAAGACAATCTGTGTTCGCTCATCGACGCAATCATAACGATAGGTATCAATACGGGCGAGATAAAAGGGAAGCCCGATTACGAACTCGAATTTGAGCCGTTATGGAACGAGAAAGAAAGCGAACGCGCCACGATTGAACAGACCAACGCGCAGGCGGATTTGGTTCGGGCGCAGACCGCTCAACTATACATTGATATGGGCGTTCTTGACCCTGCCGAAGAGCGTAAACGCTTGAAGGAAGAAGGCAAGTTTGGTATTGAAGACGAAGAATTACCGCAACGCGAAGAACCGTTCGGGAACATCCTTGCACAACTCGGAAAGACCGATAATGCAGATACTCCATACGACGGCGCAACGGGCGTAGGAGTAATCGTAGTCAAGAATGGAAAGATACTCGTCGGGAACCGCGACGACAATAATCAGGTCGGCAGTCCCGGCGGGCATATCGAAACGTGGGAAGATGCCGAACGCGCAGCGCGGCGTGAAACGGAAGAAGAGTTTGGGATCACGCTCAACGACCTAATCCCGATAGGTATGCTTGATAACCTGCCCGAAGAGTACGGCAAGTCGTTCTTATTCCTGTCTACGGACTTCAACGGCGTTCCGCATACAAATACCCAAGAGATGCGCAACAATCGCTTCCAGAGCGTATCAGAACTTCTAAACGAAGATTTGTACGTTCCTTTCAAATTCGCGCTCGAAAGGCTTATCGACACGCTTCAAACTCGCGGCATCAACTCGCAATAACGCAACATCGCGGCAACGGCGAAAATCGCCATTTCTGCGGCAATAATTCCGCTTTATCGTTATTTCTGTCACAGATATTCGCTTTAACTCGTTTATCTGGGGCAGAAGTACATAAAGTATAGTATAGGAAATAAAAGTATAGAAAACAATAGGAAAGTATATGCAAAATCGCACGCACTTTCCTATGATTTTTGTCGTTACAAGAGCGTAAGATTTCCATTAAAAGTTGCTTACGCTTACACTTCTGTAATTACAGATTGCTTTCGGTGGCTTTCTTATAATCTTCGGAACTTCGGTAATTTTCCTTGCTTTCCGATGTACATTCGGTTTAATTTGGGTTAGACTGAAAGTACAAATTAAATCAAACAAAAAGCGAGGTAGTTGCTATGAAAACTGAAAAGAAAATGACCTGATAGGAGATGCAGTCCTAACAGGTCGTAGAAGGTCTCAAACGACGGAGGTTTCAAAATGCGGAAACTCAACATCGTTGAAAGCAAAATCATTATACCGCATTTTGAGACCGAAGTCAATAATTTCAGTAGCAAAGCAGAAAAAATTATCGGAGGTCGCAATGATGCGGAACAAGTCATTGGAAGTCGAGGATGCCATCATAGAACTCGGAAAGGTCCAGTCTCTCACGAACGTGCTGAACATAGGAATTACGGACAGCCCGAACGTGAACGATATTCAGAACGCTTATTACATAGTAACCGATATGTTCCAAAAGGGTTATGCGGCATTGCAAAAAGCGTGGTACGGGGAGGTGGCGGCAAATGAATAGAATGTCGTACACTTACAGCACCTACATATACGCTTATGACGCAGACACGAAAATACGGGTTCTTATCAATCCGGACGGAACGAAACTTGCGGTTGCTACGGATATAACGCGGGCGCTCGGCTATCAAAGCAACAGTCAAGCGGGCGGGTTCATTCGGGATTTACACCTTGAAGCCGAAATCAGGCAGGTGGTATTCGATACCCGAAAGCGCGGCGTTGCGAAAGCCTATTGCTTGCGGCGCGATGCGGTCAAACAGTTGCTTGACGCGAAATGCAACAATCCAGATTTTTGCGGTTGGTTGTTAGACACGGTTATGATAGATAACAAAGGTTGCGATGACGAGAACGAGCCTATCAGACCGTACAAGAACGTAGAGCCTGTGGAAACGGAACATCAGGAAATAGCGGCGGCACAACAGGATATCGCGCAGCCGACAATGGCGCAGATAGATAAGATTATCGCGGAGTTGCTTATCTTACGGCAACAGTTAGTATAACTACATAGCAATCGCAAGGAAAGAGCAGAGTGATCTGCTCTTTTTTGTATATCGAAATCACGGAAAGGAGGTGTGAGCGTGAACGACGCAAGAAATCGGGTTGCAGTTAAGGAAGCCGTTAAAAAGAAATTCAACGGAAGACAGAAACTGAACTGTAAAATACAGGTTCGATACAAGGAAAACCTTGAAAGGGAATATCAGCGCGTCATAAACGCTTACTATGACCTTTTGCTGAAAGTCTTACTAAATACCACGCGGTTGCTTTTCATAGGTCAGGAGCCGCTACAGGAAGCACAAGCGGGGTTCAGAACAGACGGGTTCAAAGACAATCTCGTAAATCTTATCAGGCGGCTATTCCGAAAAGCGGGCGACGATTTTCACAACGAAGAACAGGCATTCCACCTGTCGGAGAAGATTAACAAAATCGGTAATTTGACAAAGCGGCTATCTACGGAAGATTGGAAACGCGAAGTATCGAGAACGCTCGGAATCAACATTCTTGACGATTACTATTCGGGCGAGTTTTACAGGGAACAGTTAAAACTTTGGGCAGACGAAAATGCAAGCCTTATCAGTACGCTTCCAGAAGAAGTGCTTGGGGAGATGCAGGCAATCGTTGAAGACGGATTTCTTAACGGGCGGTCAAATCGGGACATAGTAAAAGAAATTCAGGAACGATTTAACGTATCGCGCAATAAGGCGCGGTTTTACGCGGTAGATCAACTTGCAAAACTTAACGCTTCGATTACGCAGCAACAACAAACGGAGTGCGGCGTTGAAGAGTATATTTGGAGTTCGTCAAAAGACCAGCGCGTAAGAGAACGACACGCACAGCTCGACGGAACAAAACATCGGTGGGACACACCGCCGATTGTAGACGAAAAGACAGGGCGAAGAGCGCATCCCGGCGAAGATTACCGCTGCAGATGCGTAGCATTGCCCGTTTTTAATATCGAAACGCTGAACATACCGGCAGACATCAAAATCAAATAGGAGGGTTAGTTATGGACGGAGTAACGCACGAAGAATTAAAGGCTGCTGCAGAAGCAGTCATCAAACTCTTAAACGAGAAAGGAAATCCGTACACCACGATAATTATTCAGCAAGATAAGATTGTGGTTACGCAAGACGTTATGGGCATACCGTTACCCATTAACGATTGACGGAGGTAGTATGAACGAGTTAGTTATTCAGTTATGCGAACGCTTGAAACTTGAAGCGGACGCGATTATCGGAAGTATGAAATCGGGAGCGATAGTCATACAAACGGGACACGAAAATTCCGTTGAGACCGTATCGCTTTTCGACGGACTTGCAATCGACGGCGTTGAACATTGTCAGAAGATAGTGGTTGCGTTGTCGAATTGCTTTTTTCAGAACGCAAGCAAGGAGGACGGTAATAAATGAACGAAATACCGAAATTGCAAAGGGTAACAAGGCTTGACAGCATCAAAGTTGACGAGACCTATTACACAAACGAAGGCTTCTTAATAGACCACCCGATTGTCACGACGGTTGGAATATTCGAGTATATGAACCCCGATGGCTCTATCAGACGCGAGTTGAGATTGCCGGAAGAGGTGTTTGCCCCCGAAAGTTTAGAATCCTATAAGGGAAAGCCTATCATTGTCACGCACCGCGCTGGGCGCGTTACGACTGACAATGTAGAAAAGGAAACCATAGGTACTATGCTGACGGCAGCCGTTAAGGACGGCGAAAATGTACGGGTAGAAATTGTAATACACAACACGGACGCATTAAAGACCGGATTACGTGAATTATCTCTCGGTTACGATTTGGACCTTGACGAAACGCCGGGCGAATGGAACGGGCAGCCCTATGACGCAATTCAGCGAAACATCAGAGTGAACCATTTGGCATTAGTATCAGCCGCGAGAGCGGGAGAACAGGCTCGTCTAAACATCGACGAAAAAGAAAATTTAACAGGAGGACCAGAAATGGAACAGAACAAGACTGACAGCGGATTGTCGCCCGAAGAACTTGAAGAAGCCATTGCGGATTTCATCGCAAAGAAAAACGCGGCAACTACGAGTACGGACAGCAATACCGCAACGGGCGATACCACGCCCGCGCCTGACGGAGAAGTGACAACTACCGTCAATCCCGAAGAGCAGGCTAACGATGAAGATGTCGTCCAGAGCGTTAAAGAACGTCGTGACCGTCGTGACGCAGAAACGGCATCCAACTCGAAAGAGACTGCCCTTGAAACCATTACGCAGCAGGACGCGGACATCGACGCGCTTCTCAAACTGATCGAACAGTTGAGGGCGGAGAGAGACTTTGCCGGCGCCAACGCAGACGGTAACGATGCCGATTGCGGAACCGTGCAGAAGGACGGCGACGAAAGCAAGTCGCAAAGCCTTAATCTCGATTCGGCGGCAATCGACAGGCTCGTAGCCAGCAAGATTGACGTTATCAGAATTGCAGACCAGTTGCATCTCGACGGCGTTGACGTTATGTCCGTAAAAGACGGCAAGAAAACCGTTATCAAATCGGTATACCCCGATATGCGCCTTGACGGAAAAAGCGATGATTACATCGACGCGCTGTTCGACCTTACGAAGCAGAAAATCAAGAGCGACAACGGCACCGACAAACAGCGTAAGCAGATGTTCAATAAGGACACCGCCGCAGAAGAGCAGACCGTAACTGGAGCGGATGCGGCAAGAAACAGAATGATTGAAAAACAAAAAAACGGAGGTAAATAAATTATGAGCGCACAGACCAGTTATAATTTGCGCACGGCTCACGGCGTAGCGGGTGGCCTTTACGACCTTACCGACCACGACGTAGACACGAGAAACAACGAAGCGACGGACGGGAAGATTAAGTTCGGTCTCGGCGTAGTGGAAGGCACCTTACCCGGCAAGAACGTAACGCTTCCCGTTACGACTTCCACGAAAGCGAAGTTTGAGGGCGTTGCTATCAACAGCCACGCTCACGAGCAGGACTACAAGGGCGACGTTACGCTTCGCAAAGGCGAGACGGTAGGCGTTCTTACAAAGGGACGTATCTATGTTCGCATTACGGCAGATGCGGAACCTGCATACGGCGCTCCGCTGTATCTCATTACGGACGGAGAAAATGCAGGGTATTTCACGAACGAACTCGGAGAAGGCGTTACGGGTATCAAACTGAACGGCTTTTTCCTTGACGCGAAGGCAACCGATGCGATTGCCCCCGCGTTTGTTTTTGTAGACAAGGTGGATGAAACCACCAAAACCGAATAAAGAGGAGGACAACAGAAATGGAAAAAACTTCTTACAGCCAGAACGACTACGCGGCGCTTCTCGGCTCGAATATCCCCAAAGCATTGGTGGAAGATAAGTCGATGAGATTCGACGATGCGGAAGACGCTTCCGTATTCTTCGCCAGAGAACTCGACCACGTTAAGGCGCAGTCTTACGATGTGGAGTACCCCGAACTCACGGCACTCTCGCTGTTCCCGATTTCCAACGAAGTCAACCCCGGTGCAGAGACCGTAACCTATTACAGCTACGATAAGACGGGCGTTGCGAAGATTATCAATAACTACGCAACCGACCTGCCCCGTGCGGACGTAAAGGGTAAACCGACCACCGCTTACGTAAAATCCGTAGGCGACAGTTACGGTTATTCCGTACAGGAAATGAGAGCCAGCAGGCTTGCCGGAAAATCGCTCGATGTTCGTAAAGCGGAAGCGGCGCGTTACGCGGTAGACTTCGAGCTTAACCGCATCGCGTGGGCAGGCGACAAAGAGAACGGCCTCATCGGTGTTCTCTCGCCCGAAAACGACATCCCTTTGTTCACGGTTCCCGTTGGAAAGACCAGCGGAAAAACGACTTGGGCGGAGAAAACGGCGGATGAAATACTCGAAGACCTTAAAGAAATGCAGAAGCAGGTTGCTCGCACCACGAAGAACGTAGAGCGTCCCGATACGCTTGTTCTTCCTGCGGATGTTCATATCGAAATCAGCACCAGACAAATTCCCAACACGGGTTATACTGTTAAGAAATTCTTGCTCGAAAACGCTCCGTACATCAAGGACATCGTTTCGGCGGCGGAATTGCAGGCGGACGCGGAAGAAACCAACCCTTATTCCGCACAGGGTAAGAACGTGGCTCTTCTGTTTAAGAAGGATGCGAGAAAACTCTCTATCGAGCATCCGCTCCCGTTCTATCAGTACCCCTTGCAGGCGAAGGGCCTTGAAATCGAAGTACCTTGCGAAGCAAGAACGGCGGGCGCAATCATCTACTATCCGCTTTCCGCGCTTATCGCGGTCGGCGTGTAAGGGAGGTGCGATATGAAGATTAAGAATATCGGACGTAAAATTATCGGCTTCGGGCAGACTTCTGTTCTGCCCGATGAAACCGCACATATTCCCGATTCGTTCAAGGATGTTGTGCTTGACACCTATGTTGCGCTCGGCATCGTGTCGATTATCGAACCCGCAAAAGACAAGGGCGAAACGAAAACAGACAAAGGCGGAAAGACCGACAAGGGCGGTAAGAACAACGGAAAAGGTGGTAAGACCGAAAACACCGAAACTACCGAGAATACCGATACGGACGAAGAAACCGAAGCCGGCAAGGAGTAAACGCTATGGAACCACTTGAACTATTCAGGCTCGTCGCTACCGAATTTTCGGAAGTCGAAGACGAAGAAGTTGAAAAGTGGATGGAATTAGCGAAGCCGTTTGTAAGCAAAAAGAAGTTCGGGAACACATACGACCACGCTATTGCTTATCTCACGGCGCACAAGTTGAAAATGGCAGGCAAAGGCGATAATACGATGGGCAAAGTCGATGACGCTCTCCGAGTGAGTTCATTCTCCGAAGGAGATGCGTCAATCGGCTTTTCTGTTTCGCAGGGCAACAATATGGCGGTTGACGCAGAGTACGCTTTGACGATTTACGGATTGCAGTACCTGTCTATCAGGCGGCAACGGATCATTCCGATAATTTCCGCAGGAGAAAACTGATGGCAAAAGTAATCGACAAAGAAACAAAGGCGGGAAAGAAGTTTAGACAGGAAATCGAAAAACTGAAAAAGTTACAGGTGCGCGTAGGCTATCAACGAGGAGAAGAAAATATCGAATCGGAAGGCGAGAGCGCGGATTTATGCGATATAGCAGTCTACAACGAACTGGGGACGGAGAATATTCCGTCCCGCCCGTTTATGCGTGATAGCGTTGACAACCACGCCGAACAGATAAACGCCTTTTTGAAAAAGCAAATGGCGTTGCTTGCAAAAGGAGATACAACAGCCGAGCAGATGATGAAGTCTATCGGCGTGTTCCAGAAAGGACTTGTGCAGGCTGAAATCGTTGACGGCGATTTTGAGCCTAACGCCCCGTCCACCATTAAGAAGAAGGGTTCTGATAAACCGCTGATTGACACGGGCAAGATGCGGCAATCGGTTAACTTCGTCATTGTTAAGAAATAGGAGATTGCAGTATGAACATTTTCAAAAAGAAGTACACGCTGCGTAAATTCTCCGAGCAAAGGACAGCAAAGGGATTTGCGGTCAAGGCATCTTATACCGATCAGGTGGTGTTACTGAACGTGCAGCCTATGGTTGCAACGGAAATGAAAACATTGCCGGAAGGCGATAGGTCTTCAAAAGGCATTAAGTCTTACGGGGATTTTAAGGTGCAGACCGCAGACGTTGAACGCGGATTACGTGCCGACAGACTGTTTTATGCAGGGGAATGGTACGAGTGCGTTTCGTCGTCTTTCTTCGAGCATACGCCGTTGAGCCATTGGAAGTCGCTTTATATTAGAGTTTCCGAAGCAGGCAATCAGGACGGCGAACCGAATAGGGAGGTAGAGCAATGACAGTAAGCGAACTGCAAACGGTTTTGCACGAAATTATTGCGGAATACTTTCCGAATACGCTCATTATCTGGGCAGAACAAAGAAAACTTGTTAAGCCATCAGGCACGTTCATTACGCTCAAATTAAGGAATCTTACCGCTACCCAACATTCTATCAAGGTAACGGAAAATGACGCTCCTGTAAGTTACAAGCCGTCTAAAATGATGTTAGAGTTACAACTTTTCACTCACGGTAACGATGAACAGATTGCGATTGACGGAGAAACGGTAACGATAAGCGTAAATACCGCTTTGAACGATATTGTGGATTTGACGAACTTTCTCACGTCCGACTATGCGGATGCGTATTACACGAAACACGACATCTCTTTACGTCCCGAAGGGGATGCGAAAGATGTGTCTGGATTATTAGATACGAATTACGAATATAGGGCAATGCAGGAATATGTCGTCGAGTTTATGCAAACGGCAAACGGTCTGGCAGGAATAACGAGAAAAGACTGGAAGCCTACCGCCAGCGGCGGCGGGACGAAGGAACTTGCTTCGCAAGAAGTAGAAAATCTTGATGCGGATAGCATTGACATAAAAAATAACTTTTAACAGGAGGATTTAACAAATGGGTTTGATTGATAATCTCGTCAACGTGAAAATTTCAATCAGCGAAGGCGTGGGAAGCAGCGCAAGTTTCAGTAACATTCTGCTGGTCGGAATTGCGGCAGATGACGCTACGCCTAAAAACATTGCCGTCTATGCTTCCGCAAACGAAATTTTGGAAGCGGGCTGGGACGAAAACAGCGCGATATACAAGGCGGCGGTAGCGGCGTTTATGAACGGCGCTACGCAGCTCTACGTTGCGGAAAAGGGCGCGAGCGAAAGCATTGCGGATGTTTTGAACAGAGCAAACGAAACGGACGGCTGGTACGGTCTCGCGCTCGCAGGCTTTGAACCTGCGGACTACAAGACGGTTGCGGATTGGGCGGAGTCGAATAGCAAACTGTTCGGCTATACGGTTGATTGCTCGGAGAGCATAGAAAATCCCGTACCCACCACGTACAGTTACGCCTTCGGTATCGGAACGAAGAAGGCTGTAACGAACGATAACAATACGCATCTCGCGGTTGCTTTTCTCGCAAAGGCACTTACCTATCAGGCGGGTTCGGAAACGTGGGCATACAAAACGCTGTCGGGCGTAGAGTACGACGAGTTCACGGCTTCGGACATCGCAAAACTCAAAACGGCGGGGCTGAACTACTACGTGTTATGCGCGGGTAAGGCAATTACGCTTGAAGGTAAAACGACATCTGGCGAATGGATTGACGTAATCCGTTTCCGCGATTGGCTTTTGAACGATATGCAGACGCGTATTTACAATCTGTTTATCAAAAACGCAAAAGTTCCGTACACGGATGCGGGTATCGCGCTCATTCAGAACCAGATGATTGCATCGCTGAAAGAAGGACAGAGCGTCGGCGGAATTGCGCAGACCGAATACGACGACGAAGGGAACGAAATCCCCGGTTTCACTACCAGCGTTCCTACGTCGGCAAACATAGGCGATGCGAACAAAGCAACGAGAACGCTTGCGGGATGCTCTTTCACGGCGCGGCTTGCAAATGCAATTCATATCGTCGAAATCAGAGGAACGCTTACGGCGTAATAAAAGGAGGACAGAAAAATGGCATCTGTAAAGACTTATAACAGTAGGCTTGTTACGGTTGCGCTCGGTACGCACTCCGTTACGGGCTTTGCGGACGACAGTTTCATTACAGTCGAGCCGTTGGGCGACGGCGTAACGTCGAAATCGGGTTGCGACGGCGAAGTTGCAAGGGCGGTTGATCCGAACGAACAATATTCGGTCAAAATTACGCTTTTGCAGACTTCGAGTTCCAACGCTTTCCTGCAGGCGCAGTATAACGCAGACAAAACGAACGGCGACGGCGCTTTCCCGATTTTGATTAAGGACCTTAAAGGCAACTTCGTCTTTTCGGCAGACGCGGCGTGGGTTGTTAAGCCGCCCAGCAGGGCATACGGCAAAGAAACGAACAACCGCGAATGGGAATTGCAGACCGGTCAGGCGACCGTCAACGAAGGTACGTATTAAGGAGGTGCGTAAATGAAATTGCAAGAACCTACGGAAGTAGTTGTAAACGAAAAGCATTACTTCATCCGCCCGTTCCCTGCTTTCAGGGCGGCAAACATCAGCGGAGAAGTGATAAAAGTTGTCGTTCCTATTATCGGGTCGGTATTGCCGTTCGTAAGTACGAGCGGCGACACTTCCGTTCTCGATACGGATTTGGCGACCATTGCGCCCGAAATTACGAAAGCGTTTGAATCGCTGTCGGGAGATGCGGTTGAGAAATTGCTGCGTGATTTGCTCGTCAGGGGAAACAATATCGCAGTCGATTTCAACGGCGAAACGAAGCCGCTCACGGAGGACCTTGTAAACGAACTGTTTTGCGGCGACGTGCAGGATATGTATATTCTCGCGTTCCACGTAATCAAAATCAATTACGGCGGTTTTTTCGGGAAGCTCGGCACCCAATCTGGGAAAGTTGCCGAGTTAGCACAGAAACTGATGAAGTAAGCAAGTACGGGAAGCTGGATTTAGAACAGTTTACCGATCTTGAGCTTCGGATGTACACTTTGATTAAGGCGCAGTTGGCTTCAATGCAGGAGTTAAAAGAGTATTACACCCTTGACGAAGCATTGAAGCTGTACGCGCTGTATATGATGGAGGTCGATATAGAGCATTGCAGAAATGAAGAAATGAAAAACGAAGCAAGGAGGGCTAAATAAATGACCATTAGAGACATCGCTATTGCGTTTGGCTTTACGGTTGACGAAGCATCCGCAAAAAAAGCGGAAGGCGCAGTTACAAAGTTAAAATCGTTTGCAACGAAGGCTTTGGCTACAATCGGCATCGGCATATCGCTTACGCAGATGAACAAACTGGTTGAAGAATGGTATTCGGTCAATAAAGTCCTTGCCAACGTGAACACACAGTTGAAAGACCAGTCTGCGGTGCAAAACAGAATAACCGAAGCGGCAAACGCTTGTAGGATTACATACGCCGAAATGTGCGGATATGCTACGAGCCTTGTTAAAACGGGGAGTCGATTTTTCTCAACGGTAGAAGATGCGACGGACTTTTTGGAACTTGCAAATAAAGCGTTCAAAGTGTCCGGCGCGTCGGAAGCACAAATGAACTCGCTGAATAACGTGCTGAAAAATACATTCCAAACAGGAAAGTTAAGCGCGGGCGGGTTTAATACTATAATGCTGCAAAGCCCAGACATCATTCAGTATCTCGCTGATAGTCTGGGCGTTTCTATGCAACAGGTAAAGGCTCTCGGTCTATCTGGGAGTATTACGGCAAAGCAACTGAAAAACGCTTTTACACAGAGCGCGGAAGGCATTGAATCGGCATACGGAAAGTTACGACTGACAGTATCGGATGCGTTGCGTATAATTCGCAACGAGTTCGGAACGTGGCTATATCAGACCGATGAAGGGCTGAATTTGACTAACGATATTGCGAAGTTTTTGATACGTGCGTTCAGGAGTCTGCTCGGCGTATTGAAGGCTCTCGTAAATTCGTTTCAACGGCTTGTCAATCTGCTTGGTTCCACGCGACGGGCGGCGGCTTTGGTTGCGGCGGCGGTTGGTGCAATGATTGTTGCGTTTAAGTACGACAAAATAGTGGCAGGGATTAAGGCAATAGGCTCTGCACTTGCCGCAGGCGGCGGAAAGATAATGCTTATCGTCGCGGCGGTCTTGCTGTGTATTGCTGTGCTTGATGACCTAATTGCCTTTGCGAACGGGGACGACAGTTTTATTGGGAATCTCTTTGAAAAGTTTGGGGTTGATGCAGAAGAATTGCGGAAAACGCTGAAAGACTTGTTTGCTATGATAAAGCAAGTATTCGGCACGATATTCCAAACAGTCGGTAAAATCATTAAAACGATATTGCCGACATTGAGTAAGTTGTTGCAAGCGGCGTTGACGATAATATCTAAAATGGCGCAGGTAAATCTTACGATTTCTGCAAAGGCGTGGGAAATAATTATCGAGTTGCTTGATATGCTGATCCCGATAATCGAGATGATTTTAGAATTGCTTGACCCGATACTTGAAGTGGTTATGCTTATAGTCGATGCGGTAATGATGCTTGTCGATGTGGTTATGGCTCTAATCAAGCCGTTGTTGGAACTGATAAGCGCAATACTCAAACCGATTATGGCAATCGTTAAGGTATTGGTGCAGTTGCTGTCTAACCAACTCGGCGGAGCATTTAAGTTTATCGCAAACGTCGTGAATAACCTGATAGCAGGACCGCTTCGCGGACTGCTTGATTTTCTCGGTCAGATCATTAAGTTTATTTCGGCTGTATTTACGGGAGACTGGGAAACAGCGTGGAAGGCTTTGGGGAATATTCCTATTGCGATTATAAACTCAATCATCGGAGCGTTTGAAGGGCTGATTAACTTCTTTATCGGAGCGATAAACGGAATCACTTCGGCGCTTTCGTCTTTGTGGACGTGGATTGGCATCCCCGGTATACCAGAAATACCAGAAGTTCAGTTCGGCAGAATTTCATACTTGGCGAAAGGCGGTTATGTAGACAAAAATAAGCCTACGCCCGTTGTCATAGGCGATAATAAGCAGGAAGGCGAGATTGTTTCGCCCATAAGCAAAATGCGCGATACGGTAATCGACGCTTTGAGAATTTTCTTGGGCGGCGCGACGACGCGACGCAAGACGGAAACAGCGCGGGCAATGGAACAGAATACCATAAATCGCAATGTTACGCAGAATGTGTATATCAATAATACATTTGAAGGTTCGAGAGACGTGCAGAAGACCGCAGCGACAGCAATGAAACAGACTACAAGCGATACTACGGGCGAACTTGCCCGTGCGCTTGCTTATGCGAGGTAATGTGTATGAGTAAAGCAAGAATACCCGCCTCGCTCGGCGGCATAGAGTTCGATTGTACAATTAGCAGAGAAAGGAGTTACGAAGCGGACATACCCGAATACCCTGTGGAAGATGGGTACTACGTTTCGGACTCCATTCACAAAAAGCCGCTTACGTTTGAGTTGGTGGTTTTTGTTACGAATATGCCCGTAACTTGGGCAAAGCGACACGCTGGCAACAACAGAGTGAAGAACACGATTGATAGCCTTGTAGACCTGTATTTGTCTGGAAAGCTGTCTACGCTCGTAACGCCTGATAAGGTATACGAGAATATGGGAATTACGAAGTTAAGTGTGCCGGAAGAAGATTATGTCAACGCGGCGGAGATCACGCTGTCGTTGAAGCAGGTAACGGTAACGTCGGCGGACATCATTGTAGTGTCGAGTTATAATTACAGCGGAAGTTCGTCAGACGGCGCGGGTTCGTCCGCGACAACAGAAGAGTCAAGTACGCCGAAAAAGAAAAGTATTCTTTCGTCGTTGCTTGGCTGGTTATTCAAATAGGAGGTGGCAGTTATGGTGTACTTCACACCGCCAGACAAGAACGACAGTTTTACACGCATCATCTTGGACGGCGACGAGTACCTGTTCAGGTTTTCCTACAACTACGAAGGCGAGTTTTGGACGCTCGGAATTTATCAGAGCGAAGAAGCACCGATTGTGGCAGGAATTAAAATTACCCCTTGCTTTCCTGTTAACTGGTATTTTCGTCAGTATATCAAATTGCCGAAAGGCGTTCTTGGCGTAATGACACAGCTCGACAAGATAGGCAGAAATGATTTTATCGACGGGAACGCGCAGTTTGTCTACGTTACTTACGACGAGTTCAACGAGTTTGTAAGGAGCAACGAGTAATGGCGAACTGGGACAGACAATACCGCTTACGGGCGGGAGTAGAAGGAAGCAAGGGGTTTGAAATCGGTAAGCCCGACGAAAAGACTCGGCAGGCAATCCATATCAACTTTATGGTTGAGCGGAGCGATTCGACAACGCTCAATACGACAAAGATAAAACTTTGGAATCTGAACAAAGAGCAGATTAACGTGTTAACGCAGTCGGGTTGTCAATTAAATCTGTCGGCTGGGTACGGCGCGTCAAGACCTATCGTATTCAAGGGTACGGTATCTAACGTGCAGGAATCGCTTGATGGAGCGGATAGGCTTATAGAGATAGAAGCGGTAGACGGTTTCGCACAGTTGAGCGAGACCGTCGTTTCTATTTCTTACGGCGGCAAAATTGCGACGGCTAAAATCTTGCAGGATGCGGCCGCTAAACTCAATCTGCCGGTTACGTATTCCGCAACGGCGCAGGAAATCCTTGAAAAGTCGTATTTTTCAAACGGTTACAGTTTTGTCGGCTATGCGCAGTATGTGCTTGACGACGTATGTAACAAAGCATCGCTTATGTGGTCGATACAAAACGGCGTTTTGCAAATCCGCAGAAAAAACGAAGGGGTTTCGACAGCGGTTCACAAACTCAACAAAGCAACGGGGCTTATTAACATTCCGAAGCGAGTTTACAGTTCGCAGACGGCGAATACCGATACGTCTTCCGATACAACGGCAGATATGCTGTATGGCTATGAAATACAGTATTTTATGAACGGAGCAATCGGCATAGGCGATAGGGTATACGTAGAATCAAAAATCGTTACGGGTATGTTTATGGTTTCGAGCATCACGATTGAAGGCGACAATCTTGAAGGCAACTGGCAATGTACGGCCCAGATTACGGAGGTGGCATAATGAGTGTACTTGATTTTGTTACGGAAGTTAAGGCTCTCGTAAAAGAACAGATTAACAATATGCACACAGCTCTGCCGGGAGAGATTGTTTCGATAGATAAAAATGCTGGGCTTGTATCTGTAAAGCCGAAAGCGCAAATGCAGTTTTCAAATGGAAAGACATTGGAGTTTCCAATTATAAGCGGAGTTCCGATAGTTATGCCGCAAAGTGCAATTTCGCAATCGGCAATAGTTTTTCCCGTAAACGTTGGAGATCAATGCTTACTTATATTTAGCGAGCAGGCATTGGATTACTGGTTTGAAACGGGGATGACTGCACCGCAAGTCAAATACGGACTGTCTGGAGCAATAGCAATCCCCGGACTGTTGCGGACGCAGACTGACGTTTTTAAGGAAGCGTTAGAGCGAGACGCGGTAATCATTAAACACAAAAACGCATCTATAACGCTGTCAAACGCAGGTATAGCCATTAGGGGCGATATTTCGGTAGAAGGTAACTTACTAATCAACGGCGAAATCAAAAGCGTTCCAGACGAAATTTAGAAGCGATTTTCGCAGGAGGTTATATGAAGGATTTAAGACTTACCGAAGACGGGGATTTGTACGTTACAGAAGACGGGGATGTACAGTTTACCGATAGCGTTTTGCAGGCTATCAAAATTCGTTTGAAATGGTTTCTCGGAGAATGGCGTATCAATACAACTTACGGTATGCCGTACTACGATGAAGTTTTTATAAAGAATCCCAGCACGGCGCTTATTGAAGACAGGGTGCGAACGGAGATACTTTCCGTTGACGGGGTTCAGGCGGTGGAAAGCATTAGCGTGGTTATAGATAAGCCCACGCGGGTGGCCGCCATTCACTTTACCGTCGTTGCAAACGACGAAATAATTGACGAGGAGGTAAAGGTCAATGTCTGATTACGGCGTTACCAAAAACGGATTTGTCCGTAAGCGATACGATACGATATATTCGGAATTGCAGGGCGATATAAAAGACGGCTTGGGTATTGATGTTTCAATTAACCCGAAATCGTTTTTTAATGTCCTGCTTTCGTCCGTTGCGGACAAATTGGCGGTCGCGTGGGAGTTGGCGGAAATGGTGTATTACAGTCATTATCCTGCCACCGCAGAAGGCATCAATCTTGATTATGCCTGTCAGTTTGGCGGGCTAACGAGAGAAGAAGGTTCTAAAACAAAGTACAGCATTCTATGTACGGGAACGGACGGAACGGCTATTCCTGCAGGAACGCGCATAGCATCAACGACATCGCCGCAGGTTTTCTTTTCAACAGCGGAAGACAATACCATTTCGAGATCGTCTTGCAATAGCGCAACAATTCGCGTTATGCAAGTTGCCGGCGAGCTGCATTATACGGTCTATCTTGACGATACGGCATACACGTATTTAAGCAAGACGGAAGACGATAAAATGGCTATTCTCAACGGCTTGAAAGAAACAATAACCGATGAGAATTTTACGGTCGGCATCGACGAAAAAGACGAGTTCCTTGTGATTACGAGCAAGAACAAGTATTTAAGCCATTCGATTGATATGACGGAGAATTTATCGACGGAAGAAGTTACGTCGATTATCGTATTCGATTCGGAAGAGTATAAACGTATTCAACTCACGGAAGGTGCGATTACGGAAATCATCACATCGACGGCAGGTTTTAAGAAATGCACGAACCTTGCAATACCTGTTTACGGCAGGGAACGCGAAACAGACATTGAATTGCGTCAATCTTATGCGGCGAAGCAATCTTACCGCTCGGCAACAATGCTTGAAAGTATAACGAGCGCGATTATGAACAACGTCAAGGAAGTTTCCAGCGCGGTTGCGTTTGAGAACGACACGGACTTGAAGGACAGCGACGGTAGGCCGCCGCACTCGATTGAAGTTGTCGTTGACGGCGGGAACGATGCGGAAATCGCGCAACAGATTTTGCTCTACAAAGCGGCGGGCATCCAGACATACGGAAGTATTGCGGTTGACGTTCCGAGTTCATTCGGGAACGCAACGATAGCGGTCAAGTTCAATAGACCGTCTGCCGTTTATGTTTGGTTAAAAGTATCTATCGTAAAAAATCCCGATGAAGCAATGCCGCCGAACTACGAAGCATTGGTAAAAGAAACGATAATGAGTTATGCGGAGAAAATAACCGCAGGCGAGAACATTGTCATTCAGAAAGTGATCGCGCCCATTAACGTGGCTGTTTCGGGCATTGCCTATATTTCGATTAAAGCGTTCACTTCAACCGATGCAAGCACAACGCCGGCTGACAGCGATTATACGCTTACTTACATTACGGTAACGCCGCGACAGAAAGCGTATTTCGACGAAAGCAGAATAGAGGTGGAAGTCGATGAAAATTAACGGTATAGAAGCAGATCTGCTCGAACAGTTCAGGGGCAGACCGAACACGGCGGCGCTTTGCGCGGCGGTCAATCGTCAACTCAACGAACTTGCGGAAGTTTTCGGGCAGATAGCGTTCAATACCGATATTGACACGGCGATAGGAAAGCAGTTGGATTATATAGGCGACATCGTAGGACTGACAAGAGCCGAAGCGGGGTTGCTGTGCGGTCAATCTGTTTACTATGAGCCTGTCGATGATGAACGGTACAGACGCTATCTGAAATATAAGGCGTTTCAAAATTCCAGCGACGGCACGTATTATTCGCTCGTGAAAGCAATGCAGACCATTCTCGGAGGCGGGTCGAAAATAGATTACACGGAAGATGAGAATTTTCCTGCAACAATCATTTTCGATATTAACACTGGCGGGTCAAATGAACTGTCTTTGAGCGGTATACCGCCGATAAAACCTGCCGGCGTAAGCGTAGAGTACAAAGTAGACACCAGAAGCACGATTGAATTATCGCATAAAATCAGGTACTACATCGGCGGCGTGGCTTGCGGAACGCTCTACTGTGGGCAATACCCGTCAGATAAGCCGTTCCCGCGTTGCGGCGGATGGCATTGCGGGGAATATCCGCCAAAAGGAATTTAGGAGGTATCTATGGGATTATTCACACAAGATTTTTTGGCAGAACGGCGAAGCGAGTTTATGGCGCTTATCGACAAGTTTGAGTACGAAATCAACGGCGGCGAAAAATGGCTTACGGCCACAGAACGAAGTCGGCAGATAGTCGGAAACTATATACGGTTCACTTTGCTGTTTCCGAACGTATTGCAGTCCGATTACAGCATTACGGCGATACGCATTATCGACGTAAACGGAAAAGAAATAGCGCGGCGCGATTTGAGTGTAAATGTCAACTCAATTCAGTCCGTGCTTTTTGTTTTAAGCATTTCTTATCAGGAGGTTTAATATGACAGAAGAAATTAAGCAACAGGCAGAAGAGGAATCGACCTACAAAAAGCAAACGTGGGTAGATCACTTCGTAGATGAAGAAGGATTTGTTGTTCAGCAGGGTACCGCTATGGATGCCCTGCATTTTAATCATATCGAAGACGGAATCGGCGCGGCTCACGATTTGATAGCGGAAGAAAAACAAACGCGTACCGAAGAAAATACCGCCGTAACGGAGCGGCTCGATAATCTTGAAGACGGTACGAGGATGGCTGGGACGGCCGCTAAAACACAGAAAGCGCTTCGCATTGGAGATGTGGAATTTGACGGTAGCACGGAGAAAACCATTAGCGCAAAGGACGGCATTGAAATCACGGCCGGAGAAATCAAACACACGAACGCTATCGAAGCGGGAACGACTGTCGGCGGTAGCGGAGCAAAAGAGTTCGGTGGAACGATTGATATTCCGTCTGTAACCTACGACGCGCAGGGACACGTTACAGGAAAAGACAAGACCACCGTTACGCTTCCGTCAAATGATGCAACTACGTCAAAGCACGGATTGATGAGCGCGTCAGACAAGACAAAACTTAATGGGATTGAAACGGGAGCGCAGAAGAACACGATAACAGGAATCAAGGGCGCGAAGGAAAGTTCATACAGAACAGGAAACGTCAACATTACGTTGCAGAACATTCTCGGCAGTACGCCGATAGGCGATGACTTTACTGGAATTTACTACAACGGAAGTACATTTGTAACGCAGAACCCGTCGTTACAATCTACAAGTTGGTCGAAAATTGCGGAACTTTCTGCCGCAGGAAAAGCGAAAAAAGCGTTCAGTATAGGAGACGAGAAGACGGTAACGCTTACGACAGGCGAAACGATAACGCTTGTCATACTTGGCTTCGACCACGATGAAAAGACGGGCGGCGGCAAGGCAGGCATTACGTTCGGAATGAAAGATTTGCTTAATACGTCGTACCCGATGAATGCGTCAAGCACAAACGCAGGCGGATGGAATGAGTCGAAAATGAGAACGGAGACAATGGCTACGCTCTTATCGCAACTTCCGTCTGATTTAAGAAATGTGATTAAAGCGGTTAACAAGAAAGCAACAGCAGGGAATCAAGGTACATCGCTCACAGCTTCGAGCGATAAACTTTGGCTGTTTGCGGCGGCAGAACTGTGGTCGAAAACTGCAATAGAAAATAGCGCATCAAGCGACTTAAAAAATAATGCTGCCGCTTACAACGGAGAAGGAACGCAGTACGAGTATTTCAAGAATACGGTAGGAGATGCGGAACCGAACAATAGTTGCTCGGCTTTGGTTAAGCGCAAGAACGGCTCTACGTAC